CTTGATTCATCATGTTTTGATTTCTAAAACCTTGTTTAAAAACATCCATTGCAGCTTTATTGGTTGCATTTTGATTTAACATAAAATCAAGATAATATGGGTCTTGAAAACTATTTAATATTGACATTATCTTCTTCCATCCGGTTGTACATCTATTTTAAAAGTGCCAAAACGCCATGATTCGGATGCTGAATCATTTTCTATTTTAACATTGACGAACCTACCTCTGGCTCTTGTATCTTTTTTATCAGTAGATGAGGTAATTGTAAAGGGACTCAAAGTAGTTGTAGTCTCTGATTGTTGCGGATATCTCTTAACTCCCAAAGTTACTTTAGCATTACCTTGTAATGTTTTAAAATCAGGCACAAATCTTCTCATTGCAAGAAAAACTTCACCAGAAATACTAGGACCTGATGGCCGACCTTGTGCATTTCTTTGTCTTTGTTGTAGATCAAAATCGTATGACTTTACAAACGATGTGACTGTGGTTGTTGTACCATCTGGATTAACTTGATCTGTTCCGACTTCATGTTCAAACAATGTTGTTTGTCCTAAACCAGACTCACCTACTATTACAGGAAATGTACCTGTAGCTGTAGAGTCATATTTTGTTGCAAAAGGTGTAGGATAAATAGTTGCATCAATCCATGTTGTTCTAGCTTCGGTACCAATATACCAAACACCACCTCTTATTTGTTCACCATAATTATACACAACATATTTATCATTATATTCAGATCCTGCAGATGGATAATACCAAATTACTTCTGTATATAAATTGTTGATACCTGCATTTACTTGTTGACCTTTTGTAGTATCAAAATTATCAAAAACAAAATCTTCTACACTACAAGGTAAAGATTTAACTGTACCATCAAACATAAAAAAACCATTTGGTGATAACCAAAATGCAGAACCATCTATTTCTACAGCTGCATTCTTACCTATCAAACCACAGTTTGTACCTACTTGTTCAAATCCAAATGTAAAAGGTGCACCAATAAACTTCATGGTATACAAAGCATTATCTGTCCAAACTAAAATAGTTTCTTTTGCTTTTAATGCGCCTACAATTTTTGTGCCATCTTGTAATCTTTGTGAGCCTGCAGAATTAATTGCAGTTGCAACATAGTCATTAATGTCTTCTTGATCAGAAAATCTAATGAACATATCATCTTGTGTCGAAGCTGAACCAATAGTTGTTTCTGTTCCAAGATGAATTAAGTGACGTGTTGTTGGTGAAACTAGTGTTACTCTTGTTGCAGTTGGATTGTTTGTAGTTGTAAAACCAGATGTTGCTGTTGATGCTCTTACTTCTAATGGTGTCGAAGCTCCTGCATTCCACGTAAAGGTTTTACCATTTGCAATAGTTGCAACTAACACTTGACCGAAATTACTCAATGACCAAAGTCCTGGTTCAAGTGTTACATCATTTGCTGATGATGCTTCACCCCACGCACCTGTACCATAAGTATCTGTGCCCCAACCATATCCATATGATTGTGCTCTTGGTCCTACAGGTTCGTAAGGAATTAGTTCTAAACTACCACCTGTAGATACAGTCCCTGATGCATTGGAACTTTGTGTAATTGTAAATACAGAACTTGATGTAATAGAAGTTACTTGAAAATTTTTATCTTCAAAATCAGAATTACTAAAACCTGTACCACTTGGTAAAGTTACACTATTAAGTTGCACAATGTCACCTGCTACTAATCCATGTGCAGATTTAGTTATAGAACAAATAGCAGAGCCATTTGTAGTTGCAATTGTTGCACCAGACAAAGTCGCCTTTACAGGTGTAATGTCATATAGCTGACCTTCAAAATATAATAATAAAAATTTATCTGTTCCAATAGCGACATATCTATTGCCATCTAAGTCTACAAATGCAAATTGTCTTCTTGCTACACCCACTATTGTATCTGTAACAAGTGATGACCACCCACCAACTTTTTCTGGTAAGCCATATCTAAAACGAACATTATCACAATCAATCCATCTAAACTCAGCACCAGAGTCAGTGTTTTGTTTATCTATTCCTGGTAGGACTTTGAAATCAATTAGAGCCACCTGTTAGCTCCTATATCTTATCTTTGAATACCCAGCCTCTTGTTGCATTAACATACACCAATGTAAAAGCTGAAGCGTTGGTTGAAACTACTAAATCAGATGCTGATCCATTTATGTTAGATCCATTTCTTCCAACTGTTAAATTGTTAGATGCAAGATTGTTTCCACTATCAATAAATGTAACTTCGTTTCCAATAGCAGGTGATGCAGGTAAGTTTATTGTAACTGCAGCACTAATACCACTTCCAGATGTGTTTACTAAAATTTGATCGCCGTTAACTGTCGTATATGTTGCAGAGGGTGTGTAGTATCCTTTGGTTTGTAATTTACCTGTAATGTTTGTACCATCAGAATATAAAACTGTAGTTGAACCAATAGGTAAAGCTAATCCAGTTCCCGATACAGTTTTAACTGTTAGTGTGTAATTAGAAGAAGATCTATTTGTTGCATCTTCTACAATAAATACTCTTTCAGCAGAGTCAGGCATAGTTACCGTTCTATTAGCTGCTAGTGTACCAGTTAGTTTATAATATAAATTTTTACCATTTGCTGTGGCATGGTTTGCCAAAGATAAAGCCACATCACCAGATCCTACATTTAACGACAGGTATCCTGATGCTGCTTGTTCTAATATTTGTAAATTAGTATTTGTAATTGTACCCCAGGTTCCTGATTTCTCACCTGTAGTAATTAGTTCTAGTTTTAAGTCACTCGATGTACTTGACGCCATATATTTCTCCTTATGGGTTGTTTGGGTCGATAGGTACCCATGTTCCCGTTGCCCCTGGAATTATTGCATTCCATGATATCACATTAACCGTACCACTTGCAAGGTTTATTTGATTACCTGTTACAGGTGCTTCGGTTATTAATCCAACATTAGTATTGCCTATTGCTACATTTATTCTTTTACCATTGACTGATACTATTACATTTTGAATACCTACTCCTGCAAAAGTGGTTGATGAAAAAGGTGTTGCTCCAAATAACATATTTTATCCTAACGATGTTTGAATAGGTTCCCATACCTGAGTAGCTCCTGGTACGATACCATCCCATTTTTTAATTAATACAGAATCATCTGCTATATTTATTCTACTACCATCAGGAGTAATATTAGCTCTTGCTACGATAGTTACAGTTCCTGTTGATAAATCTTGTCTATTTGTTGTAACAATTGCAGTTGCATTTGCTTTAATAGTTGGATTACCTATAGATATATTTACTCTGTTTCCAGATAAAGTTATATTAGCCTCACCTGTTACAGTTACATCTCCAATAGCAGTTGTTAAACCACTACCTAATGGAATGACTACTGCACCCGCTGTTGTTGTAACACTATTATTAGATATGTTAACTCTATTACCAAGTACCGGTACATCTCTAGGTCTTCTGGCTACAGCTGTTCCAGTGTTTAATTCTAAACCATTACCTGTTAATACAGTTAATGCATGTGCTACAACTGTAGTATCATTTGTAGATATATTTAATCTATTACCTGTAACTTGAAAATCAGTAGGAGCAGTTACGTTTATATTACCGATTGAAAAATTTAATTGTACACCTTGAAGACTTACAAATGCGTTAGGATTAAATCCTACATCTGAGAAGGCTGCTGCCGAAAAGGAAGTAGCACCGAAATACATGCGAGATTACCTCGCAACTGCTGGAATGTTATTAGTTCCTACTATTGGTGCCTCTGCAAATGCCATGTAGACGTATGTTCCACCACTTGCATTATAACCACTATCTGAATTTCTAATTTTAAAACCATTTGATAAAAAATCTGTATCTTGGCTAGATGCTACAACTTCTGCATCTGTAGCATTTGCTAATAATCTATGTTGTGCAGGATTATCAATATCTCTTTTTGAATCCCTCATTCTCCAACCATCTGATGAATCAGTTCTTTTAGACATCACCCAAGCTGGACGAAAGCCAGTGTAAACAAACGTACCATCAGTACTTCCATTACCAGTATATTTACCAAACTTGCTGTAACCAGTTTTTTCTGCAAAGCAGTAAGCAATTAAATTATTACCATTACCATTAGTTCCT